ATATCTACACCAGTGTCGTCCTCAAATAAATCAAATATTCTATCCCATAATCCACCATTACCTGTTGGATCTTGATCTCCACGCATCATATAATCAATTAGTTTTAATAGACCCAATAAACCTAATTGGCCAAGTATACCATCACCCATATCTACTGGTACATCACTAACAGTATCCGCTACTTGTTGAGGAATGTATTGAATTAAACCACTTGGATCAGATAATGGACCATCTACTACACTATTTGAGCCACTTACTTTCACATACATATCACTAGTATTTGTTGTGCTGTATTTTAGAGTAACTAATTCATTCTCATCAAATGTAGGATTGATAGTATCAATTTTACTACCTATTCTATCATATATTCTATCTTTATCATTAGCTATACCAGTATCACGGGTAACCCAAAACCACATCTTATCTACTACACCACTAGGGACTTTTCCTGTAATTAATATATGTGGATCTACATCTTTGAAGTTGTTATCTATTAAAGGAGCATCGGGTTTACCTATACTACCAATACTTAATAATCCATCATCTGTTTCTATTTGATATTCTTGTATGTCATAATCATAAACACTATCATTGTATTCTAAACAGGTAAATTCTATTTCTATTTGGCCACTTTCACCATCTACTTCTGATGTTGTTATAATTCTAAAAGGTTTATTTGTATAACCATAAGTTGAACTTGTAATATCAATTATCTGTCCAGCTTTTAGATTCATGTAACTATAATCTGAATTAAATGTTATTACTTTATCTATTCTGGATTGTTTTAGTTGTAATAATCCAACCTTTAAGGCAACTGATTGTTTATTTGAATAGGGTAATGTTATTTGTTGTCTTGAACCGGGTTCATTTTGATATAAATCAGCTGGAGGCATATCAATTTTAACAAAGTCAGTTTTATCTTTAATGTCTGTATTTTGATACTTAACATCTGTTGCGCTGTATAATTGAGTTAAAGAGGTTCCACTTACATTTATATCATCTACTATATTACTGTCATCAAGTGAAGCAATTGATGTTCCTTGCTTATTAATAGTAACTGACCACTTACCCGCATGAATATCATATCCTATCCATGAACTAACACATTTCACTAAGGCTTGCATATTTCTAAGAACATTAGTATTGGTATTAATTAATCCATTAATATCAATAGGTCCAGATTGTCCTGCTCCACCTGGATCTGTGAAACTAAAACCAGCTGAACCATAGGCATTTAATTCTATAAGTGAATCATCTATTTCCTCAGGTAATATACCAGCTCCATAAACTGTACTTTGCATATAATCATTAAGAGCATCACCAGGTAAGGTTAAACTATTATCAATGTGCCATAAACAATTAGGCAATCCAACCATGTTTTTATCTCTGTTATATATAACTTCAATAATAGCATACATAACCCCTGTCATAGCATTATCACCTGCTGTCCATCCAGGCATTATTGAAGGACTTGGAGGTGTAGAACCTGAATAGCCCTCTGGTTGTAAAGGTGTATCCGCATAGAAATATATCTTAACTAAATCTCTTAGACTTATATCCTCATTGCCCGCATCATCAATTGTAAGATCAACTGTTATACCATCTGGCTTGAATACAACTCTATTATTATTTAAATATACATTCTTAAAAGTATAAGAACTAGGACTTCCATCTAACTTATTACCTGTCAATTCCGCTAAAGATAAACAATATGTCATCTTCTTATAATCAGGACTTAATTCAGCGTCTGTTAAATAACCACCAAAGTAAGCCTCACCATATAAAATAGGTAATTTGTTTTGTGTGTCTGGATTTAATTGTAACCTAGCACCATTATCTTCTACTACACCTTGTGAACTAGCACTTGTGTCATTGTCACTTTCATCTGTTGTGTCATTTAATAATCTTGTAGCATATCCCAATGCCGCTGTCTTTGCTAGATTGGCAGATAAAGAACTTCCTGTTACCCAATCCCACGCATCTCCGAAAAAACTCATTTATGGCGCTCCAAAATTATAATTGCTATTTGAAAGAGGTTGAACTCTATTCATACTTTTATCATCAGGAAAATCAACTGGATTAGTTCTTCTTCCATTTATCTTCTTTGCTAGAACCTCTACCATACTATTACAAGTCAATGTTATTGTAGTAGAAGATGTATTTGAATAAGGATCAATACTATCACTTATTCCATAATTAGTAACAATCCCTTCAAACTTTTTAATTGGATTATCTTCACCTATAGATAAAAGTGTGTGTGTAATTGGATCAAATAATCCTCTGAATATCTCAATATCGGAACCTTTTATCTCGTTATTAAGTAAATCAGAGATACTATTTGTTGGTAAACCACTTAATGATATACTAAGTTGTGATGCTGATGCTTTTAATTCAGATGTTGTATTTCCAATGCTTAATAGATTACCAATGTTGGTGTAGGTGTCACCTCCAAATGTTATAGGTAAATGATAATCTGATATTGTAGCTGTTTCAAAGTTGGGGATAACCCACTTAATAAACAAAGCACTTTCTATACTTGTATATGAACTTAAATCAATCATACTATACTCTCATAAAATACAAAAGATCCTGACCATTCAACTTGATTTAATTGAAATATATTCCATGATGGCATTTCGACACATATAACTTGCCAACTATCTCCATCATTATAATCAGGACCCGCATTAATCCAATCCTTATAACCTGGGTTATTTAATTGAACTGTTTCAACTGTGAATGTTGAAGCGGCATCTAATGAGGCAATTTCATCTGCGACATTACTATATCTTAATCCGTTTGGCATAGTTACAGTGAACTTCTGTATACCTGGACCTTTACTTACAGCACGAACTGATTGATTCCGTGTAATTGTTTGACCAACTACTGGTCTATTGCTCATCGCTATTTGTTCTGCTGTATCAAATACCCATTGAAATGACATAACTTCTCCTTATCTATATTGAGGTAGGTTTCGTCTACCTTCTTCTGTAACAGCAAATAAGAACTTAGGATCCCTTGCTATCATTTGTTTGAAACTTTGTGCATCAACTGCGTTAATGTTATATGTAACTGCTGTTTGTCCATTTGACATAGGTGTAATAGAAGCTGGACCACTAATAATCTCAGGGCCTGCTTCACCAGCGATACCCCACTTACCAGCACCTAGGTTACCACCATCAGCAAATAAACCACCAAAGAAACTACCTACAGATCCCCAAAATCCACTAGAACTAGATCCACCTGAACTAGATCCACCTGAACTAGATCCACCGCCAATGCCACCACCACTTGCGCCAGCTGGAACAGATGAAGGACTACTTGAGCCGCTTATACTTGGCATTTGAAATACACTTGCCATTGTTTGCTTAATTTGTGATCTTAACATTTGTGTAACTATATCATCTAAGAATGACTTCCATTCAAACTTACCTGTTTTAGCAAAACCAACAATAGCATCTTCCATTCCTTGTGTAGCTGTTTTAAATACATCTTCTGCTTGTTTTGCGGCATTAGTGGCATCTTCAACATAATTATCCATTGCTCGTTTCCAACCATCACTCCATTTGCGTGAGTTCTGTAGTTGTTGTTTATTGAAATCAGCTATTTCTTTATTAAGATTCTTAATAGCGGCATTGTATTGTTTCTCAGTTATAATTCGTTTCTTAACACCCTCATTTAATAACCTTCTGCTTTCTATAAATTTCTTTTCTTGTGTTAATACTGGATTATATGCTGTTGCTAAAGATTTAATACTTTTAACATATTTAATTTGTTCATCAGCTAAATCTTTAGCGGCTTGTTTGGCCTTAATCATTACAGGATTAATACTATCAAAAGCCACCTTAGCATTCGTTACAGCTTTATTATATTCTTCTTGTGTTATAATTCCATTATTAAGTGATTCAACTAAATCATTAATTTGACTATTATATAAATCTGTGGCTGCACGAAGAGGGAGTAAGGAATTAACTGTACTCATTAATACTTCATTTCTAGCTTTTATTACTTCTTGTTGCTTTTTGTATTCAGAATTTATCTCAGATATTTGTTGCTTCATAGCTGAGTTAAGATCAACTTTTAATTTGAAACTCTTTCTTTCTGCGGCATCTTGAGCATCTAGTCTAGCTATTTCAGCTCTTCCTGCGGCTTTAGATTCTTCAGTTACATCAGAATTATAAGTATAGCCTTCTATTTTGGGTCTTATATCTACTGGTCTGCCAAAGTCCTTACCTAGTAAAGCATCTATTCCACCTGTAACTAACCCGCCTGAGGTGGCATCTGTTATTCCTCGAATACCACTAGCTATTGTATCTAAAATACCAGCATCAC